TGGTATTGCTGCCCCACCATTCCAGATAGTCTTTGTAGGTATCGAAATGATCGCGCCAAGGCACGACGTTGTGCTCGCCATCAAGGTAGTACCAGCCTCGTAGCTTGTCGATTTCGTCGCTGCCCCAGACATCCTTGAATTGGGAAACCGACTTCATCTTTTTACCACTCTTCCGTCGAGACATTTTTTCCAACCTGAAGATTTACTTCCCATGATCGGCCGTCCTCTTCTGCGCTTGATGCCAAGATGATAGGCCCTCTTGTGGTAGTTCTTGGATTTTGTTTTTACGTCTCCGGCGGTCTTCTGCCTGTGATATGCACATAGAACAGGAACGAGATTATACTCACGATGCTCACCGCCATTGACCAGAGCAACAACATGGTCGAGTTCCCACCGCTCGCCAGCACGTATCCTGCGGCCACTAAGCTGACAAACGCCGTCGCAAGCGTCGAATATGCGAGCCCTAACGTGAGGCGGGACAGGAGTGTCGTCCGTTCGTCCACGCCATTCCTCCACTTTCCTGTTCATAGCCGCATCTCTGCCCGGGCCGTGGCATCCGCGCTTTGCTGTTCCGAAAAGCGCATCCGTAGATATTCCACCTGTACCTTAAGCCTGCTGGCATGAGCCCGCGCCAGCACCATCTTGTTGATGAATTCCTCATATTCCTGCCCGGACTTGATGATGTGTTCGGCCCGGTTGACGGCGATACTGGGATTATCATCAAGTATCTGGCCGACCATCTTGGAAAACGTGGCGGTCTTGGTTTCCTCAAGCATGGATGCGGTGGCATCAGCATCGATCCATTCCAGCGCCGCCAGCCTGTACTGCTCGGAAAGTGGGGTGTTAATCATCTAAGTTATTGATATTGCTAGTCAAAAAGGGACGTCGTCGTCAAGGTCCGGATCGGGCCTGCGCTGGGGTCCCGTGGTGATGTTCGGATTCGGCTTTGACGTAAACGTCTTTGGTTTATGGCCGCCGTAGGTGGTCCCCGGGCAGAAAGAAGGTTGTCCCGGTCCCTGCCCCGCAGCTTTCTGTGCTTTTAGTTTATCTTCATCGATGCCGAGGTAGGCAGCGCCGCCTTTGGAAGTCCGTGGCCAGCATGCCACATACAGCTTGGTCCCGGCGGGGATATCCTCGCTTACCTCGATGAAGCCTGAGAACGCAGGGCCGTTAGGATTTTGGCCTTCGAACAGTGCGCCTCTTAGTCTTTTGGGTTGAAAGCCGTTCATAGTATCTCTCCAATATCTCCAAAGCCTGTTTTGCGAAATAGATTGCAGCGGGGTCATTATCCTCTTCAATGACCCTCCGCATTGCCTCTTCGAACCTTCGCAACCTCTCGCGAAGATCACTCACGCTTGTTTCTGGCCCTCGAATGCCTTCTTCACCTTGATCAGGCTGACATTGAGATTGCTGAACATTCGGGGTGCGTTCAGTTCCATGTTCTTCAGCGGCGTGGCGTTGGACTTTTCAAGCTCGGCAAGTTCTTCCAAGCTGGACAGCGACCTTGCTGCAGCAATGAACTCCTTGCCCCAGCCCATCCAGTCATGGGTGTCACCGTCATCCTGAAGCTTCACGTCAATCTTGTGAGTTGATGGATTGAATTTGGGGTCATCCCATCCCTTCGGGGGCTGCTTCGGTGCCGCCGTGGACTTCGGCTGAGATGGCTCCGGCTCCTTGACCGGATCGGGTGCGGCCTTCGGTGGCTTGGCCTTCATTTCCTTGACTTCATTGCCGTCCGCCGCGTTGGCGTCGTCATCTTCGTCGGCTGCTACGCCCACCAGCGCCGCCAAGCAGTACCTTTTCATATAGGTCAGGGAACTGCCGAAGGGCTGGTTGCCTTCACTCATGATGATCAGCGGTACGACGCTGCTGATGAACTGGTTCTCGTAATGCAGCGAGGTTGTCAGGTAGTACAGCCGCTCCTGCGGCTCGAACGTCATGACATGCGTATAGGCTATGCCGTTATCTGACAGGGCTTTCTTGACGCCCTTGATGATGGCACTCAGGGTCGCGTACTTGAATTCGTATGGTTGACCACCGGAGCGGGGTTGCACTTTGACGGTGCGGTCGCGCTCGATCTCGCCAATCTGACCCTGTGCTTTGGCCAAAGCCTGCATCAAGGCGCCTACATCAGCGCTTTGACTTCTGATTTCCGCCATTGTCTTCACTAGCTCGGATTGAAACTCGGAGTGCGCGGTCTCGTTTTGCGACCACGCCATGTCCTGTTGCGGTTGATGCATCATTTGGAACCAGACCTTTCAATTCTGTTTCTGCATACTTGAATGTTTTTGCGGCTTTTTGATGGTCAAGGAAGTCCCGCGCGAAAGCTGCCCACTGATTGTGTCCGGTCATGTCGTATTCCTTCGTGCGGGAAGCCAGCACGACGGGATCAAGCACGACCGGTTCGGTCATATTCCAGATGTGCTCCATGAACTTCAGTGCTCTCGACATGAGTTCTTCCGCATATCCTTTGTCATATTCAATAATCTCAATGCGCGGCTGTCGGGCTCCTTCGATGACGGACAGTGCGCAGTATCGGCTTTGCGTACATTCCATCTGCCAGTGGACCTGCGGCTGGTAGCGAGCAAGAACCGTGTCAAACTTTTCAAAGCCGCCGACGTGCTTGCATTCAACAGGACCCGGCAGCGATAAGTCATAGGCGTCAATAGTCGCCGCCGCCCATGGGTAATCAGGGTGGACAACGACTTCGCCTTTTCTGGTAAGCGCTTTGCCCTTGATTTTTTCATACCACTCCAAGTTCAGGCTTTCTGTAGTTTCCCCAAGGCGAACCGCCCAGACTTCATCCAGACTTTCCTCGACGTAGGTTGGATCACCACACATTTCGCGCCACAACTGAATGATCTTGACTTTATCTCCGGTCATCAGGCAGGCAACCCGGCTTGCCGTCAATTTGCCCGCGCGGGCGAGTTTCTGCGTTTCGGTCAGCATCTCTGATTTCCAAGGGGGTGGGGGGTATTATAGCAAATTTCTGCTAAACCCGAAGTGGGGTCACTTGCGCTTCAGCCTCGCCTTTTCCTCGCGAAGCTTGTAATTGTACTTTGCACGAAGCGTCTCAGCGATGCCTTCCACCGCCGAGACCGTGTTCTGATCGGAATACAGCCGTCCCGCTGCCAGCAGCTTGTTGGGGGTAAAGGCCTTGGCAATCACGTCAGACAGCCGCTTCGGCTCAAGATATGAATGAAACTCGTTGATGAACGAGGCGTAGCCCCGGATCAAATCCCCGGCAAATGCTGCAGGATCGCCAGACCACGTCTTGTCCAGCACCAGCAGGACAGCCTTCAATATCGCGACACCAAACTTGTTGTGTACCCAGATCAGCGATGACACGGCGCTGATGCAGCGCTCGCCCTTGTACCCGGAAATCCGGTATTCCATCTTTTTGACAATCGCACTGATTTCAGTCTGAGGCTCGCGTCCTGCGGCGACACTGACTTCGAAGGCATGGATCGGCTTGATGGCCTTGCGTCCAGCATTGATGCCAAGCCAGATTTCGGCGGCTCTGGCCGGGTCCTCGCAATCCACCATGCGACACAGCAATTGCTCACTTTCGCCAAAGGCAATCTTGGCCCCGCCTACGCGGTGCTGACCTTCAACGATATGGTACTGGCCAACGCCGTTGGGCCTGGTAATAACTGGCGGATCGAACTTGTCGGGGTCGAATTCCTCTGCGATCTGCTTTGCCCACTTCTCATTGAAGGGGCGTTGCGCCTGCGCCCACATTACAGACAAGCTCTTGATGGGGACGCGCACCAGTTCAACCTTGCTCTTGATCGTCATCATTCCCTCCCATTAATCGAATTTGCAACTCGCTCAAGGCGTTGATTGCCGACGCTATCTGCGCTGCCATTTTGGCTTTTTCATGCCCGGAATTGATTTTGATCGTGCGATCACGAAGATTGTCGCAGGCTTGACATGCCAAGAAAACCGCATGGCTCTCTGCACTCTCCGTCAGCCTGATCTTCCGGCGCTCGGTCTGGTTTGGAATTTTGTTTTCCCTGATAAAGATGCGGGCCTTTTCATAAATCAAGGTGGGCATCTTCTCATCGAGAACCGTGCTCAGAAATTTATGAGCCTGCTCCTTCACGCTTTCTGAAAAGGATGGGTCTTGTGTGATGCGACGAAGCCGCATCCCAATATCCATTTCATATCGATTTTTGGCAATCTTGCGCCACCCTCTTTTGAGGGGGTGACGGTTCCCGACCATGGGCTCTCTATCCTGAATTGACATGGACTTCCCTCCCAGAGGGGCAGGCCCCGATTTCCACCGGAGCCTGCTTTATGCTACACAACTATGGCGAAGAGTTGGTAAAGCCACCACCGACGCCGATGCCACCATTGCCAGCACCTGCGCCAGCAATGAAGCCACCGCCGAGACCGGCGAGACCGCCAGCCGCTGCACCGGAGAAGCCGTTAACCTGACCAACGCCAGCACTCAACCCACCGAGCGGAGTGGACACGGCAATGCCCGCTCCGACGCTGGTATTCACCGCCGCCGCACCGGCTCCCGCGCCAGCGAGGCCGGTAGTCGCGGCACCAGTCAACACACCGGCTGTCCCACCGGCAATACCACCGCCAACAGCGAGGGTAGAGCCCGCATGGGCAAACGAAGTCATCAGCACGACAGCCGATGCAGCCATCAAGAGTTTCTTCATATGTAGTTTCTCCTGAGAGCATAATGCTCTCACTGCCCCAAGGCGGGTAGGTGTCGCCACCGCCCGCCGTGAGGTTTATGGAAAGTGAGTACTAGTGCTGCTGCACCCACTTCTTGCAGTGCTTGTGAACCTTGTCATAGTCACCGCAGATTTTGGTTTCGTGTGTATCGCCATCTTCCAGCCAGATTTGGCCGGGCGGCAGCCTTTCACCAAAAGATGCAACCCTCACCGCCGGGGTATAGGCCGGGGAGTACCACTGTGGGGACACCCGTGGCTGATACCGACCGCAAACATCAGGCATCGATGCATTGATTTCGGAAGAAAGACAAAGCCGGGCCACCGCCGCCTTGCGGAGACCGAAAGCCCACAAGGTTCGTGCATCCAGCCGGGCATTACATCCCGTATCAGGAAGAGTGCCGCCGAGCGTGATGCCGGTTCCGAGGAAACTTCCGCCGCCGGATACCGAGCCCTGACAGGTTTCGATGCCCGCAGCCGCCAAGCCCGGCGCGAAAACGCTGGGAACGGTCTTGATCGACTGGTTTGCGGGAACGGAGCTAATGACGTTGGTGGAATTGACGTTGGCATTTCTGTTAACCGCAGTGGCGCGGTTGCTGTCAACGTTGACGTTGGTGGCGTTTCCGCCGGTAGCAGTGGCGTTGCCGCCAAAACCAACACCGAGACCACCGCCGACAGCGAGGGCACCGGATTGGGAATTTGCAGAAGAACTGGCACCGGCAATGCCGACGCCGACAGCAGTGTTGTTGTCGATGGCGAATGCAGGCGAGGCCAGCAAACAGGCAACGGCAGTTGATGCTAGAAGATGCTTCATTTCTGGGATTTCCCTCTTTCAATTGCTGACCACTTGATCAGTGCCCATACACCTAGACCCATTGTGGGATGGCGTCAATAGACAATTTGGGTTGACCCAAAACTTTTTTTGTGGGACAGTGGATTTTCAGCAACGGTGATGGACATGCGTTTGCAGGACTGGATGGAGAAAACAGATACCGATATCTTGGCGACAGCCAAGCTGTTTGGCGTTTCCGTTTATGCCATTAAAAAGTGGCTTCGTGGCGAGCGAATACCACGCGACAGGATGAAGGCGAAAATAAGGCGAATAACCAGAGGTGCCATTAATGGCAATGACTGGATAGAAGAGGGATTTAGATAGTGCCAGTGGGATATTCGATAGTGTGGACTGACGAAATGAATGAGATGGTGAAGGCAGCAGCGGAGGGCGCAATGACATATGCGGCCTTGGCAGAAAGTCTGAAACTCAGCCTCAACTCCGTCACGTTACGATCTTACGCGCTTGGCTATCACAAGTTGAAATTGCAATGGCCACAGGAGAAGATTGATGTTCTCCGGGCTAAATGGCCAGATCATTCGGCCCGCGAAATTGCCATGATGATCGGCAAGACCCGAAATTCAGTTATTGGTAAAGCCAGAAGGTTGGGCCTTGGCAAAAAGGAAAACAACGGCCCCGGTGCCAACTTGGTCAACAAACCACCACGGCCGAAAAGGCCAGAGAATAAAGAGAAGAACAAGAGAGTGCGCAGCCAGAAACCAAAGCCGCCGACCCCCGTTGTCGAGGGCAAGCCAATCGGTAATAGTACACCTATTGGCATCATGAAACTGCGTTCTAATACCTGCCGCGCGCCGGTAGGCTATGACCGCAAGGGCCTAACAACCTATTGTGGATGCGAGACTTTTTCCGGCAAGCCGTTCTGCCCGACGCATTGCCGTCTGTTCTATGTACAAGGGGTAGCGTAACACCATCTATCAACAGCATTAGATTACCATACCGGTAAAAGAGGGAACTATCACCATGAAACTAAAGACCGCCGCCTTCGCGGCGTTGATTGCTGTGCTGTCAACGCCTGCATATTCCAGACCACACCCCCACTACCAGCAACCTCAGGTTCGGCAAGTCTGGCATTACCAGCAAGCCCAGCCTCGGGTCCGCCAACGGGTCGCCTACACCCGACCTGTCCCGGCTGTGCGTCCCGGCTATACGGGATATCCGGGGAATGCGGGTTCTACTTGGCATCCGGCAAATCCAACCTATGCGCCTTCACCGAGCCAAGGATATCCGCTGGCTCCGGCACAACCAATGCAGCCGATAAAGCCGATAATCCTGTCCCACCGGCACCACGCTCATGCCAATGTCCGGGTGGCCAACAACTTCGACCGGATCAGGAACGATGTTTCCTTCCTTCCGCACCCGGAAGGTTGTCCCCGCATCGCTTTCTGCGGTTGCGGGGCCGCCAAGGACTTGGAACTTGAGGACAAGGACAAGGAGCTATGGGCCGCCGTATCTTGGTACAAATTTCCAAGGGCAAAGCCAGCACCCAACACAGTGGCCGTGGCCGCGCACCATGTTTTCGTCCTGAAAAGGGACATGGGCGGCGGACAATGGCTGGTGGCCGACTACAACTCAGGCGGCCACCTGTCCAGACTGCACGTCCGGGGATTGGGAGGGTTCACCATCGTGAACCCTATCCGGCGCGTCAAGGAGCTATGGAATACCTACATGGGCTAGAAGGTTTTTGGTATCGCGTGCAGTAGCGGCACCAAGGCGTAGAAAACCACGACTAGCGCCAGAAGCGCTATCAGTAAAACTCGTATGATCTGCGCGATTGGGGCCGGGAGCGGCACCAATGGCAGAAGTGCTTCAAAGACGTACCAGATAATCCCGACGATCAGGAGAACGATAATAAGCTGAACTATCAGTGCAATCATGGCTTCCTCCTACATGTGCAGAGCATGGTCTCCCCCTGCGGCTTAGGCGCAGGTTTGTGGACCGGATGCTGGGGTTTGTATGAAGGTGGCGGCGGCATGCGGTGATCAGGATCAATTGGCAGGATATCTGTAAAGCCCGGAGGCGGGAGAGGGTAGCAGACAGTTCCAGAGCTATCACAAACCCAATCAGCCTTTGCAGCAAGCGGGAACGCAATAAGAATCAGCAGCGCGGCCAGAACCAGTTTCATGGTAGGTTCCTCCATGACCAGAATTTCGATTCACCTGCCAATGCCGCCTTCCACCAACCTGATATGGCGCTCAGACCGGGGCCGGGTCCATAAGAGCAAAGCATACACCGATTGGCTCAAGCAGGCAGGATACGAATGGTTGCGTCAGCGGCGCGAGCAGCCGCGCTCCATCGAACGCAACTTTAGGGCAATTCTGGTTTTGGACAAAGCCCAGCGCAGCCGGAAAGACCTCGATAACCGGATCAAGGCCATTCTGGATTTCTGCGTCGAGCATGATTTGGTGGAGGACGACAAGCTTTGCGATGCAATTCTTGTCAAGTGGGGGCTGGCCCCATTAGGAGCGCATATAGTCCTAAAAAAGGCGAGTCTATAGGTGGGAGGAGGTGCGCTAACTAGACACTAGACCTATGGCTTGCAATCAAACTGTCATAGGTGTTAGCTCGTAAGACGACCCAAAAAAAGGCCGCCGGGAAAGAGGGAAATCGAACCCAGCGGCCGGGTCACCATGCAGAACGCATAAGGAGTGCGTCAGTGACTGCCACCATAAATACCCAGCTTCCCCAAAAGTTTCAAGTCCATTCCTGACTATTCGCTTCCGCTTGGGAGATCACCTGTGCTTGACCAAAAATCAATACGCCGACCGCGCGCCCCTTACGGGTCGCTGAAGTCCAAACCATGGGAACGGATGGGGATCAGCAGAAGGACATGGTATCGCCACAGAATTGTGTCAATTGTGCCAATTGTGCCACAATATTTTAGTCAAACCAATGACTTACAAGAACATTGTGCCAATAGTGCCAATAGTGCCAACAATATTGAGCAAAATCAGCTAGATATGTTTGCAATTGTGCCAATTGTGCCAATTGTGCCAACAAAGAAGAAAGAAGAGAAAGAAGAGAAAGAAAAATCCTTTCCCCCACACCCCCTATCCTTAAAGAAAGAGAAGAAAGAGAAGAAAGAAGAAATATCCATATCCTCACTTCGTTCGGATATGGGCGTTCGAGAACGCCTTTGGGCTGATGGAACCAAAATCTTGATGCGAATGACTGGCAAGAGGGAGCCGCAGATCAAGTCCCTGATTGGCCGCTTTCTGAAAAGCACAAACGATGATTGCGAGCGCGTGATGGATGCCATCGAAAGGGCGGAAAGAGAACAAATTTTGGACGCAATTGGCTGGCTCTGTGCTGCGTTCCCACCAGTTGGGAAAGCGCCGTCACCACGCCAGCAGATGCATTTAGACCGCAGGAGACAGATAGATGCCCTCAGAAATTACGCCAACGGAACAGGGTCAGATATGCACGAAGAAGTCAGCAGCGAACTGGATTGCACAGACCCTAGCGTTGTTTCCCTTGACCAATCCAGTTACCGACGAGTTCACCGCAGCGCTGGTTAATCTGCTTTGCATGTATCCTGAAAAGGTCGTCGCGGATGTCCTGCACCCGACAATGGGCCTCCCGTCCAGATTTAAATATCTTCCTACAATTGCTGAGTTCAAAAAAGAGTTTGAGGGTGAAGTTTCTTCAATCTGGTGGCGTGCGTACCGCAAGGAACAAGAAAGAAATCAGCAGCTAAATGCCGAAGAGCGGGCCGCTCGTGAACTGGAAATGAGACTAAGGGCTGGCGAAAGGCTTCACCCTACGCCGAAAGCTGAAGAGCGCCCGGTCTATACCGGGCCAATCGAAAACGTAAAACCCGGTGATCTTCTGACCTATGATCGTCTGGCGGAATACGACGCTTTCATGCGCAAAACCCATGGAATCAAGCCGAGGCACTTTGGGGTTTTTGAAGATTGGGAAGATAGCGGAGCAAGGCCTTTTAGCGCTAAGGTTGATTTGAATTTGTCTTACAAAAATAAGACCTCTGAGCTTGATGCAAAGCCTGAGGACGGGGAAAAGAATCCGTTCGAGGAATAATTTTTATTCAAACGGATTGGGCTCCTGCTCTTCCATGATGGCCATGGCGGCGTCGATTTCCTGAAGCGTAAAATCTCCCGTATCGACCGCCGGTCGCTTGTGGTCCCTGATCTTTGCCTCAATCCCCAACAGAGATTTGCGAGCTGCTTCGGCGAATGCGTGGCAATCCTTTGCAGTAACCCAAGCTCCATTGATAGGAAGTTTGGTGGAAGCTGGCATGGTCGTGCAATCGTCCATGATTTTTTCCATCCTCTTGCGATAGGCTTCCACCAAGCGGAGACAGCGGTGGCGCTCTTCAGCAGCCGTCAGGTTTCTGCCAGACATGGTTTTCTTTCTCCATCAGCATGTTCTCAAGGGTTTCCTTCTCCTTTTCCGCATCTTCCAGAGCTTCCTCCAGCGAGGCCAGACACTGCAGGACAGAATTGGTCAGTTGAGCCATGACGCTGGATGCCTGCATCGGATCGGTGAACTGTTCCGGTGATTTCGGCAAGTTCTTGATAAGAGAGCGGAATTTCTCGGTATAGACACCCATGGCATTTCTCCTGTAATTATGTTGCGTTCCTAACGCTGATTTGAGGCTGAATTATGGGCAACACGCTGCGCGACCCCCGCAAGGAATTGTTCTGTCAGATGATCGTGGCCGGTTGTCCGAAGGACGAAGCTTACCAGAAAGCCGGTTACAAGGGACAAAAGAGCCAATCGATCAACCTGCTATTCAGAAAGCCCGAAGTTCAGAAGCGGATTGGTGAACTGATGGGGAGTTCAGCATCGCGCGCTGAGATTTCCAGAAAGCAGATACTTGAGCGCATCTACGAGGACTGGGAAACCTGCCGCAGGCTGGGCCAGATGTCATCCGCGATGAAAGCGGCGGAACTCATGGGCAGGGAACTGCACAAGATGTTCGTGGAACGCAAGGAAGTCGGCGGACCCGGTGACTTTGACAGCAAGTCCGAAGCCGAATTGAAACAGATTGTCGAAGAAGGCTTAAGAGAACTCGGCTGGGACAGGCCTCCGGAAACACTCAACTAGGCTAGTCCTTTCCCATCGTCATGATGGCGCAAGCGCCCCACCCGAATATGGTGCCAAGCCAGAATGCGATTAGTATATAGCTCATGGATATTCTCCTTCCTAAACGGTACTGGTGGGATGTTGAACCGCCATGGTTCATTCAAGAGGTGCTTGTTAACTGGCTAGATGTTGAAGTTGACCAAATGGCCGAACAGAAAATGCCGATTTTGCAACAGATGGCAGGTTTCAGAAATCGTGAGGTTCACCATTACGTCCATGCGTTTGTCATGGATCGCATGGCGCGGGTTGCCGCTGAGATGTATGGCAAGCCCTATCAAATCTAAAGATGAAGTTGGTGGGCGTAAGTCTATCGCTTCACGGGAGCGTCGAGGCCCCTCCACGTCTTATGCTGCGCTACCACCATCGCGAACGGCCTTGTCAGCTACCGTCTTGCCAGTGAGTTACCGCTTCACCTTCGTGGCTATTTTGTCCGGAAACCATTCCGGTTCATCATGGGGACGCCATCCCTACTAGCCCGTGGTCAGCGGGCGTGGGCATGTTAGCATGGTGAAACCTCTCTCCTGTTGTTGTAAATCCTAGAGCTTGCGCCCCAGAATGGTCTCGGCAATCTGCTTGGTCGTTTTACCTTCCCTGCGGGCAAGGTAGCTGACAAGCTTTGCAACGCCTTCCTCAAGGCCACGATTTCTGCCAAGCCTGAACGAGGCATAACAGCCTAGTGCATAGCACAGCAGGATCATCACATAGGTTTCCGGCGCCATGTCAGTTCAACGCATGGCTTGGGAACGGGATCACGTTTCCCTCATAGGAGAAACCATCCTCTTTCCGTTCTTCGTCGCCGCATTCTCCGAAGATGAATTCGCCCATCTTGGCCACATGCTCGATTTCAATATCGAGTTGATCCATGCAGGCGACCACGAAGGACCTGTCATTGGCCGAAGTCAGGCCAATGGCCTTATAGATAACCGGAGCAAGCGCCAGCGCCACCTTGGCCTCATCGGTGAGGGTGTGGTATTTGGCCATATGTTCGGCATGTGCATGGACAAACGGCACCATGCACAGATAGGCCAGAAGCCGCTGGTAGCGGACTTCCCGGCATTCCTCGTCCTCGGGAACTCCGACGAAGGCAAACAGGTTTTGCAGAAAGTCATGCGGGATTTCAATCCCGTTGACAGTGTAAGACGTGTCGCCCTCGACGAGCCTGACGATGGTAGCGTGTTTGGGTTTTCGCATGTATGTTTTCCCTCTTTCAGAACTCCAGAACCATTCCGGCGTTCATCGATAGGCCATGGGACGAAACATGGCCTATCTATCAACGTCGCCGTTGAGACCAGCTTGCAAGGTTTCACCGGGTCAAACAGTCCCGGATAAAACTCACGGGTGGCGGGGCCGGAACCTTGCCTTGTAGCGTTAGCTAGCCCGTTGCTGGCGCGGCTGCCTCAGGAGTTCCCCGCCGTTAACCGTCAAGCGGATTGATGCCGTACTCGGCAACATCAAGGTCTTTATAGATTTGTAGAACCTTTTTGTCCCGCTCAAACTGGCCTTCTTTGATGCAAGACGCGTTGCCGTTGCCCTTGGTGCGGCTTTGATAGGCGTACCAAGACATCCGGACACCGCGAGCAAGATCAAGGTTTTCGTCGTCGCAGTGCGTGGTCATCCGGGTAACAGTCCCGTCTGTCCATATAGCTTGGAAGGTCGGGCCGACCATCGCCATTTTGGTTTTCCTTCTGCGAGCCATCAGGCGGCTTCATCTTTACTGGAAGCTGGAAGAATAAGCGCGACAATCCACCAGTCGTTTCCGCCCAGTTCATACTCCGCATATCTCAGTGCGGCGTCGTAGCCCTCGAACGGCCCGATATAATCGAAGCCATCACGAGGATTGCCAAACGCGATAATGTGTGGTTCTTGCATTTTTCCCTCTTGCTATGAAGCTTGATTGCTTCGCACTAACCAGGGATCAATCTGGTTAGGCCGAAACAATCAGACGCGGCACTCCCAAGTACCCCGCTTGACGTGCTTGAAGTAATGCGGCTTGCGGTACTTGGTATTCCCCCTGCAGTGACGCTGCAGGGTGTTGCGCACCGTAGAGTGCCAGTACGGCGAAAGTTTGACCCTTTCGCGCTTGGCTTGGGAACGCACGGCAGAGTAAATTTCTGCCGTGGTCATCTCGCCCCGGTACATCATGGCCGGGACGATCAGACGATCAACCAGAAGCATCAAACCCTCCCTTTACGGAAAGCCTTACGATACTCCTTCACCAGTTCCGCGCCAGTCCAAGTCCGACCGCTGTGGATATTGGTGACATTGACGTTTCCATCAATCAGGGCCTCTTCCAGATCAGCAATCTCAAGCGGCTGTTCCAGAGATTTGGCTACTTCCACCATCGCGGGCTCGCAACCGCAAGCTTTCACGAAAGTATCCCATTTGAAGTTGGGATTGGTCGCCTGCAGGTTATCTGCAAAGCGCATACAGGTCGTGGCCCTGATATCATCAGCAGCAATCTCGCTTATCACTTTCGCGATAAACTCGAAATGCTGGCGGGTCAGTTTGATATCACTCATGTTTCCCTCTTTCTGAGAAGCATAATTGCTTCGCACTAACCAGGATTTTGCTGGTTAGGCCGAAACAATCATGAGCGTGCGCCAGCGATTAATACGGCAACGGCCAAAGCTAGGATTGATAGCCCGATAAGGCCAAACCCGGTGATGTAGTTGACGAAAATCAGGAAGAATACCAGTAGCAGAAATCCGATCATGTTTCCCTCTTTGCTTGAAGCGTAAATGCTTCGTGCTACGGCCTAGCTGGCCGTAGTGTCGAAACATTCGTAGGGCTCATAGTTCGGGTCACAGGTACAACCCGGAAAGCCGCAAGGCAATTCCATGCCTTCCAGACGCGAGCGCACTTGACGTACTAGGATTGGTGTCAAGTCCATGGTCTCAGGATCAACTAGACCTTGATCCAGCTTAGCAGGTAGTTTCATTTTTCCTCCGTGGTGCCCCTCGCAGTTCGCCGGGATCAGCGAGGGGCGACCGGCGTAACGATGTTTTGGAGCGCCTATGTCTCCTATACAGAGCGCCCGGCTTCCGGTCCGGGTAGTCAAGCAATCGGATTGCTGTATGCTTTCCGTAATGCTTCTCACTGCCGCTCGTAAGCGGCAGGACAGAAACATTATACGTCGTAATCGGTCGTGCGACCGTAAGGAGCTTTAAGGCGCTTGTCGCGTCCGAAGTTCACCCATACAACCGGATAGGGCGGCTTGCGACCGAAGTTGCGGGTTTCCAGATCAGTCAGGAACACCATGCCAATCGCGTTTGGATAATTGCGATTGATATACTCCATGGCCGAAGTAAAATCCGTGCCGCCGCCGCCGTGGGGATGCCAGTTACGGACATCTTCCTCGGTATTGGCGATGCAGATTTCCCGGAGCTTTGGCTCGGTATCGACCGCGATCAAGACCGCTTGCGTTATGATCTTCTGTTCGATCATGCCGCCGACAACGGTTTTCATCGCTGCGAATTGCGTATCCGTGTCGATTGACCCGGACACGTCGAAAGCACAGACAAGCTGATAGACCGCATCCTCGGTATATCCCGGCATGATGGGATCACGCCGCCGCCGGTTGATGCGCGACCATGACCGGGAAGCCATGCTCTTTGCATCAAACGACATGTCGCGGATAAGTTCGCGATAGTCTATCTTTTGCTCAGGCAACAGTTCCTCGACAAGGCGCTGGATGTTCGCGGGCATGTTGCCCGCTTTCTTGGCCTTGTCCTTGGCGTTCTCGGTTGCCCGCTTCCAGTCCTTGGCGGCTTGATCCGCCTCGGCCTGCTGTTCGGGTGTCGGCTGTTCCATTCCGCCGGGCTGGTCTGCGGGATCACCGCCACCGTCGCCGCCAGAATTGCTCTCTTCCTCGCCCTCGCCCTCGTCATTGCCGCCGCCCTCACCCTCACCCTCGCCCTCACCCTCGCCTTCGCCTTGCGGCTGGTCCGGGATCAGGTCGTAGATTTCCTCGACGGCCTTGTTTGGATAAAGGCCATCGGCAGCTTCCAATTCGGGACGCTGGCGGAAATACTGGTGAACAATGGGACGCACAGAAAGATGCGAGGCCGTTCCCCATTTATTCTCGCCGCGATGCTTGCGGCGGGGAAAATGCAGAAGTGCGCACTTCATGACGCATTCCAAGACATCGCCCTCGATAAAGCGATCATTCTCGGTGACGTAATCCGGATTGAAGAATATGGATATTCCATTGGTCCAGATTGCGGCGTGACGGGTGCTCTCTTCCAGCTTCGCATTGAATATCAGCGAAGCGAAGAACGGCGTGCGGCGCGCAATGCGCTCGCGTGCCAATAGCATTCGCCTTAAAGCATCTGTAGCAGGTTTGTTGAACATCGTGGTTCCCTCTTTGAAGCAGGATTGCTTCGCGCAGCGCTGGATTTCTCCAGCGCTGTTCCGAAACAATCAACCACCAAGCACAAGCGCCTTGAGGGCGGCAACCTGTTTCAAGCTGGCGTCGCGCGTCATGGCATCGTGGGCCGCCATGCTGCGAACGTCCGGCATCAATCTTTCCAGATATTGAGAAAGATGCGCGGCATTCTGGGTGTTCAATTCCTTGGACACCGCAGAACCTATGACCCATTGGTAATGCGGGTCGGTCGGAACCTTGGCGCCAAGCGGATTTGCCTTGATGTCCGACATTTTCGGCAAGCCCGCAGCGAGATTGTTGAGGAACGTCACGAATTGACGCGTGAAGCCTTCGCCAACCACCATATGCGCGGAATTCTCGATTGTGCTCTTGGGCGCGTCAACGGGAAGCGCCTTCAAGATTTTGTTGAGCATTTCCACGGAACGATGGGTCGGAAAGGCCGGATTCAAGTCCGACACTTTCTGAATCTCGTCCGGACGTAGCGACAAGAAAGCAATCAGCCGGGAATCATAACCCCAGCGCTTCATGTTTTCTATGTGCCCCGTAGCATCGCTTTCCGCAAGAACGTGTCCCATGCGGTTGCAGAACGGCAGCAACAGCTTGTTGTCGCCGCCCTGATCCTCACGGGTATTGGTGGCAAGCAGGACACGGTTGAGCTTGGGCAATTTGAAGCCACCCAAAGCCCGGTCATTGACCAGCCCATAGCCCAGATGCTGCATCTGGACATTGGCATGGCCGATTTCATCGCAGAAGATGACATGCAATCGCCCGTCATCCTCGGGAATGAAAGCCGGACAGGTCCAATCGGTACGCCGCTTGACAGGATCGATGATCGGCATGCCGGTTCCGTCGACCACGTCTTTTGTGGAAAAACGGTAATCGTGCATGACCGCTTCGATGCCCAAGATTTTGGAGAGCGCGGGCACGAGGTCGTAGTTGACCACGCTCGATTTGCCGATGCCAGTCTGGCCGTAGATGCAGACAGGAACGTCAGCGACCACGGCGGGGAGGATGGTTTCGGCAAGCTTGGTGATTTTGCATCGTAGCATGTTGACAGTCATTGTGAGTTTTCCCTCTTTCGAAGCGGAATGCTTCGCACTATCCAGCAAGCTGGATAGGCCGAAACACTTGCTATTCCAGATATTCCCCGCCCTCGTCAACAAGGGCGGCAATTTCCTGATCCCGCACATTGATGATATTCAATTGCGCCAAGATTTCGTTCGCGGTGTTGAGCGCTTGCGGTTTCTGGTTTTTGTACTGGCCCGGATTTTTGCGCCAAAACTCGGCATTGAATACGCAAAGCCGTTTCAGGTCTTTGACGACCTTGGCGATTTGTGTATTTTCCGTCAAGTTCATGCGCTCGATCAGGTTCGCGGTGTCAGCGATGTTATCCACGATACTGTCGCGAATAACGCCCGATAGCCGATAGCTGGCCTTGTTGCCTTCGCTGTGGAGTTGGGCGTCGACCGCTTCAAGCTTTGCGATAAACTCGGCAACGACCTTCTGCGCCCTTGCAACCATGTCGTTTGTGGCAAAGATCAGCCGTTCCTCGATCTCCCGTTCCATGCCTTGCATGGCCTCGCCTGCCGCTTTTGCGGAAAGCTCGGCCACGAAATGGCCTGTCTCGGGAAACGGCCAGTAGCTCGTGCTGATTTTGAATAAAGCACGAACCTTGTCAGCGTCGGGATATTGCGACGGATCGAACAACGGTCCCAGATCAAAGGCGCTTTGGTCTTTCAGGTCAGGGTAAACCCTGACATAATCGTCCCAAGCCGCCTCCAAATCCTTGATCGCCTTTTCCAGATTGACGCGAAACTCATCGATGCAACGCGTGGTAACCAGCCGCATTTTCTCATTACCCCAAGGGGACGAAAAGCGGTAGCCTACCTCACGGACACGTTGCGCCGCCGCAATAACCCGCTTGACCGCTTTGTGGTTGCGGTCAATCAGGTATTTCGAGGCTTTCGCCCGTTTGTCCGATACCTGATAGGTTTGCTGGACCAATTCGGAGGCTTGACGGTCCTTACGCTCGCCAAGCAACCCGCCGTTAACGATGTTGACGGACACTAGCACAGCATGTTTTCCAAGATTGGTTTGCACTTGCATGATGTTGATTTTCCCTCTTTAAGTGAAGCGTAATGCTTCGCTCTAGGCCTCGAAAGGCCTAGGCCGAAACATTCGTTTTAGTCCGGAGTTGCAGGCAGATACAGGTAAGATTTGCCGTCGTATTTGGAGCTTTCGGAGCGCAGAAACGTGCCAAGCCTGATTTGCTTGGCCTTGCCTGCCTTGGTCGTCACGGTCACCGTGTCGCCCTCGGCTTGTTCCTGATCGCAACGAACCGCCCAAACGCTTGCAAATGTCGCCATGATTTTTTCCCTCTTGATGTGAAGCGTAATGCTTCGCACTGCCCTAACGGCTTTTAGGGCAGGCCGAAATATTCGCTGTTATTCTGGATTGTCGAAAGCCTGTTCATCAATGGTGGTAGCCAATGCATTCAGGCTGATAGCTATACCTCGCCAAAAGTTTCGGGCGCTGTCACTGGAAGTGTGCGAATTTTCGTCGGCTACATCATTTAGCGCCGCGATTACAGCAAAGATGCCTTCCTGATTAACAAGGCGTTCCAAGGCCTTGGTTAGCTCTTTTGCAGTCATGATTGTTTCCCTCTTTCTTTGAAGCTCGTGACAATTGCTGAATGCAATTGCACTGGATTGCTTCGTGCTGCGCTAGCTTGGCTAGCGCAGTGTCGAAACAATCAGGCGGCGGCCTTGGCCATGGCAATATCGCGCTCCAGTAAGTCGGGCGAGATCATTTCCACGCCGATGCGCTCCTGCGCGTCTTTGAGTATGTCCGCCCATACGGCGCGGCTGTTGAGCCGTTCGCGCGGTGCGCTCAAATAAGCGTCATAGGATACCGCCAAGACCTTCGCGACGTCTTTTTGCTCTTGTGTCCACATGTGATTTTCCCTCTTTTGAAGCCTTGCAGCGCTATTGCTGCGCAATGAGCTTTCCATCAAAGGCCATTGCGAAGCAATAGGAAAGGCAAGGGTAAGCTTTCGCAAACCCTTGCCAACCCTACTGCTAACGCGGAAAACGCGCCTGCGGGCTTCTGAAGGCCAGCAGGCGGCTTTCCGGAGGGAAAGAGGTTTCATCATGCTAAGATGCTTTTTCTTGGTATCCCCCTATCACTACTCTGGAACCGGTCACGGCCAAGCGAGGCTTATTTAGGGGATGGCGACCGCGCAACGCGATGGATGCGGCCTAGCGTGTTTCTTGGCCTTAGCGCGGTCTTTGCGGCGATAGTCTGCCAACGCTAACACCAGCCAAGCGCTTAGGATTGCTTACCTTTTGCTCACTGATAGGGGGAGACAGGACCGCGTTATTACCCTAGACTACCCTTAAGTTCCGGTTTCGCGAGTTACCGGGTTAAACACCCGCTCTTGAAACCGGCGCGCAAGACGCGCGCCCTACTCTCGTCTAGGCAAGCTTCCGCGTTGCCTTGCCAATGTGGTCCGACTACAACGGACAATCGCGAAACGACCTGTAGCTAGGGCCGTCGTTATCGGGGTCGCCTAGGCAATCTCCCCGGGGACAAGTCTAGCGCCGTCCCTGCGCGGTCTCGTCTGTGGCTGGCAAGGCCTGAAGCGTTAGCTGCCGAAAACTCCTTCGTTGAACAAGGGGGAGGATGGGCTTTGCATGTGGCCCAGAGTTGGAGACATTGCGGCATTGAAAAGATAATATTAAGGTGTTATTATGGCAGAAGCCGTTGAAATCGCTCGATTTCCTGCCGCATCGCACAACATGGAATAGCCCTCGGCTGGTCCAGCGAGGCCCAGCATTGACGCAAATCGGAGAGCTAGGCGAGCTACCGAAATTTCCCCGCCGATCCCTGCGCTCCCTAGGGCCAAATAGAATAATTTGCTACGCATAAAACGCATAACAGACCTATGCACCACACGCATAGGTAAAACGCATATCACATGGCAACTCCAAGGCAATAGTAACTAGATAAAGGCAAGAGACCATAGAAAGGACACAGGCTTTTCAATGGCAGAATGTGATTAGAAGATGCGCAGATTGTAGCGAAATGGTGACGCCACAGAGAAGGCGAGATCAGGGCGAAGTGAGGCGAAAGAAGGGCAAAGTGTGGGCAAACTGTGTTGCCTATCTCCTGCTCTATGAACACAGTCTGGCCATACCCTGCGCCACAATAACCATGCCACGGACGTAATTACGCCATAGTTCCAATGCCTTGATCGTGGCCACAAAAGCCGTGCCATCGCCACAATGGTACACTGGTGTGCTGCCCTAATGAGGCCACACGCATGCAGCGATAAAGCCATGATGATGGCGCTAATAGGGCGAAAGGATGGCGGAAAAGGGACCCGGGCCACCGGGGGGGCCTGTGCTGAGGCCCGGCCCCCTGTAGCAACAGCTCGCCCCTTCAAACTCTGTGTAAAAATTATACCCTTCCCCAATTTGTCCTTGCGTTAGGCCTAAACATTGTTTAGGCTAAACTCCATGATCAAGCCACTTTGTCCACTATGCCAGACCCGTCATTGGAGCAATGAGCCGTGCCCAGCTTTATCATCGCCTACTGTCCCGTCTGCAGCCATGCCGGTGGTGGATACGCCACCAGGACCGGAAGCGAGCAAAACGGCTGGCCCGTCTTTGCGGTCACCTGTTCCCTCTGCGAAGCCCAGATTGCCGTCGTCGTCGAATGCGAAGTTCGACCGGGACACCTACCACCGCCAGTACATGAGGGAGTACATGCGCAAGCGGCGTGCGAGGCAAAAGGAGAAGTGAAGCGGTTCGACCGCAAGGCCTATCAGCGGGAGTACATGCGCAAGCGCCGGGAGCGGAAGGCCAAGGCAGGACAGCAGGCCGTGGCATGAGTGAAATGGTTAAGCGGGTGGCAATCTTGATCGCGGGAAAAATGGCCGAAAGCTATGATGATGATCCGCTTGGATGGGATGACGTGGCTCATGACGCTATCAAAGCCATGCGGGAGCCGACCGGGGCGATGGTGGATGCCGCTTGGGCCTCGTGGGAGGATGTGGAAGGTTCAAAGGGCTTCGTGGGTGTCTGGCAGGCCATGATAGATGTTGCAGCGCAGGACAAATGAGATGGACGACATGATTGAGCGGGTGGCGAGGGCTATAGGCCGTGCTGAACTTTTGCCAGACGATGCTGACAGGCATTGGAAGCGTTTTGAAATACATGCCCGTGCTGCCATCGAAGCCATGCGAGAGCCAACGGAGGCGATGTGCGAGGCGGCTGACGTTGTGGAATGCAATCAACCAGAATGTATATGGCAAGCCATGATCGACGCGGCGCTTAATGAATCAGCCGCAACTTAAGGGGAAATGAGATGAAATTTCTTCCCATCGGCCAGCCCACGTCTTCCGGCACCGTCATGTGGGTGGAGGACCACTCCGTGCTTCGTGCCAATGACCTTGTCCGCTGTACCGTCGCGAGAGATAATTCCTTCCTGACCGAGGGCAAGCTCTATACGGTGCTGCAGGCTTGGGAGGGGGGAAGACTGATGAACCATTCCTCGATCTCTGTCGCGCAGCAGGGCTTCGTGCTTGTCATCAACGATATCGGCAGGCAGGATTCCTATTCGGCGACGAGGTTCGCCCTTTATGATCGCCCGATACTTGCCGGTCCGTCTTCCGAGTACGAGGACTGTCTGGCGGCACAAGATGCGTTCGAAAGAGCCCGGCCCCTTGACCAAGGGACCGGCAGTCAAGGGGGAGGGGCAGGGCAATGGGGAAACAAGATTGCCTTGCCGTCTTGGAGTATAGCACAGTGAAGCGCATTGCCAAAGACAGGTGGCAGAAAGGCCAGCTCATCAGGGCCAAATGGAGCATGGAACTGGACGAAATAAATCTTACGTTCAACCAAATCTACATCGTTGAGGACCCGCCCTTTATGTTCGAGAAGGACTGGATGGTTGGCGTCGTCAACGACAAGGGTGAGATGGCCGCCTACATGCTCCACCGCTTCGCGCAGGCCGACCAGACCAGCGATGCTGGCAGGGACGAGTACGATGAGATCATGGAAGCCCAGAGCGCCTTCGAGGATGTGCGATGAGCGGCACCATCTTCAACGTCGGTGACTCCATCTGCATCTGCCGTCCCAACCTTGCGGACTACGGCGACTTCTCGTACGGCACGCTGTATTCCGTGGCAGCCACATGGACCGACCCGGCAGGCAGCGAGTTCGTCACCGTGGTCGATGATGGCGGCGTGACCCGCAATGCGCAGGCCTATCTCTTCATGTCGCTGACGCGCAGTCCGACCCCCGGACGCGCCACCACGCAACGTGGCAGGGAATTCAGGCGTGAGATTGCCGAATGCGACGCATCGGAATATGAAGAGATCATGGCGGCCCAAGAAGCTTACGAGAGGGCAGCTTCATGAAGAAAACAGTCCACGCCAGGCCAAGGAAAGCCAAGAAGGGAAAAGCCATGCCAGCCCCGAAGCGCCAGCCGCATGATCCAGCGAAGCCCCGGCAGGGACCGCCGGTTACGCCGGTTACGCCTGAGAAACCGTTTGTACCGTCCGCACCGTCCGCACCGTCCGCACCCTCTGAGCTTGACCCAAAGCCTGAAACGCCAACCCCCACCGTTCCCGGTACCATGGCACCGTGGTCAGGATCGTGACATGACCGATATCCGCAGCATGAAGATCGAGAACTCGGCAATCGCACTGGCGAAATATTGCCAGTCCTATTCCGATCCGCTGGCCGCCGCGCAGGTTGTCATGGACCTCACCGCCTATAGCACCTCTGCGATCATCCCCCCTGGGCAGGCGCATACCCTGTACGGCAGCTTCACCACATCCAGTACCACCAACCCGCCGCCCAATCTGCCATCCTATCAGGCGGGCGTGCAGACGGTGGTCACGACGCCGCCACAGGCGGTTGGGTTCCATCAGTTCCCGCCGCCAACCGGAAAGGCCGTGATGATCGATTTCATCGATGCGTACGGGGGAGCGCACAGGCTTTGTGTCGACGCCGCCTACGTGGCAGTCCTGACCTGCATATCAAGCCAGATGTCCGGCTTCCCGCCCGAGAGCGATCGTTTCGGGCGCTGCATCGGTGATGACTTCACCATCGAGGAAATGGACCGGGCAAAGAGGATCATCGATGAAGAACCATGAGACCAGCGTGATCATGCAGTGGACACTCGGGCCGGGCATGAAGGTGAAGTGGGGACCGGCGATTGATGATCTCGATGAGATCGTGGAGCATCCAAACTCGCCGGTTCGCATCGTCGAGATGCGCGCCATCTATGCCGGTGACGAGCCCGGCCCCAGCACGCTGCAACTGGTGCGCTGCCCCAACAACGTTGCCAATTTCCAGATGATAGGCGGGGGCATCAAGTACGCCTTTGCCCAGCATCGCAAGGGCGATAATTTCACTGTCATCAGGGGCGATGCGGAAGCATGGGAAGCATTCGAGGCGACTACGATCCTCAGCAAGGGATGTACGGACAATGACGTTGGTTGACCCTAGGTCCGAGGCCAAGGTTCACAGCAAGTACAGAAGCTCCATCGCCGATGGCCGAACCGGGTGGAACCGCTCGCTCAGCGACCAGATGCGCTGGCTTCGTGTCAAGCAGAAGCCATACATGACGCAGGCGCAGTTGGCCTATCTCTGCAATACCAGCATATCGACCATCAGCGAATTCGAAACGGGGGAGGCCACCAACCTGAAACTATCCACTTTGCGTAAATATGCGAGGGCGCTGGGGTGTGAGGTTTACATCAAGCTGGTTTCGAAACCATCTCGTGCGAAAGGGGCGTATTTGCTGGAAGGTCCCGCGCTGCCACCGATGCCAAAACTAGTCCGTAAGGCGACGGAGCTAGGCCGCTGGCAGCAGGCGGAATACAAGCGCCTCATGGGGAAAATCTACCGCCCGCCTTCCCGGCGGAAGACAGGCTCTCGCAGGCACGGCACAGAAGGCGACGGTTCAACTGAACCGCAGGGCACCAAAACAGCCAGCCGCAGTTAGGGCAGCGGATCGCCTCGCCCGCTTCTGATGTCATTTGATGATATCCCCCAATTGCTTGACCATAAGCGCGATTTCGTCATGCGCAGGATCAAAAGCGCAGATTTCCACCAGAACCAGATTTTTCTCGATGCGCTCCACAACCGGGAGGGAAATGCGATCACGTTCCAACGCCTTCAGATGGTAGAGCGGCTTCATGTAGCCCCGTCGCCACGGATGCGGCAGTTCCCGCTCGCACGGCTCCTTCAGGAGGCCAGCCCAGCAGTAGTAGGCATGGCCGCATTCGGGCCTCGCAAACGGCTCATTTATCGGAAGCCGTCGTCTTAGGACTTCATTGGATAGTTCCGTGGCGAATTCAAGGCGGGACTTCATGATCGGCCGGGCTCTCTGCAACTGCATGGCGGCGATTGCGGCGGTGACTTCGGTCATGCGCAGGTTCAATCCCAGTATGCCTTCTCGCATTTCGCCGTGGTTGATGGCCTCGCGGAGCTTTCGGTCAAGATCGGGGTCGGAGGTAACTACTATTCCGCCCTCTCCCGCCTGAAGATGCTTGTGGACGTTCAGCGAAAACACCCCCATGTGTCCCACGCTGCCGCACAGCTTGTCGTACTCCGAGGCAAAGATGGCTTGCGCATTGTCCTCGATCAGGAAAAGGCCTTTTTTGTCGCAGATCGCCCGCAACAGCCTCAAATGTGCAGCCTGACCGAACAGATTGGTGACGATGACGGCTTTCGTTTTCTTGGTTATCAGTCTTTCGACCAGCGTATGGTCCATGGTGTAGGTATAGGGATTGATATCGCACCAGACGATCTTTGCGCCCAGCACCTTGGGGGCCGCAGCGGTTGCCGACATGGTGTAGGGGGATACGATCACTTCGTCATCAGGCTTTATCCCTATGGCCATGCAGGCCGCCAGCAGTCCAGATGTCCCCGAATTGCAGGCAACCGAATGCAATACCTTGAAGGTTTCCGACCAGCGCCGTTCCAGTTCGCAGACCTTGGGCCCACCAAGCGAGCGCGTGGCTACATAGCCGGACAGCGGGCCTTCGAAGACGGCCATTGAAGCTGCAAGCACTTCCTCTGCACCTATGGAATTGAACGGCCTCATTTCAATAATGCCAAGGTCAGCAGCACGGCCAGCGTTGCCACGAAGACGATAATGAGGAAGGTATAGGAGTCCATCGACCATCTCTCGGTCATAATTGCCCCGCAAATATCAGAATGATGACGATGAGGATGAACGCCACTACTACGACGGCGGTCCACAGGATAGCATTGTTGCTGAGCGGGCTCATAGCGATTTCCTGATGGCTTCCACGTCGAGCCATTTTTCGTTGTCGTCCGACATGTACTGGAAGCCCGGCTTGATGTTGCTGATAACGTCGGGGGTGATCACATAGCGGTCCCAGCTTTCCAGAGCCTGACGGCTTTCGTCGGCAGTCATCAGGCATTCGTGCAGCTTTTCGCCGGGGCGGATGCCGATGATCTTGGGGTGAATTTTGTCGAATCCGGGGTCGATGGCCTCGGCAACCTGCGTGAGGAATACGGAAGGTATCTTGGGGATGAAGATTTCCCGCCCGTGCATCATGTCCTCGCAGCTCAGGACGAAGTCCACGGCCTGATCGAGCGTGATCCAGAACCGCGTCATCCTGATATCAGTGATGCACAGAGGTTTACCGGCAGCATGTAGGGATTTGAAGACAGGCACGACGCTACCCCTGCTACCCACCACATTGCCATAGCGAACCACGCTGAAATGACAGCGGCCAGCAGCCAGATTATTGGCCGCAACGAATATTTTCTCGGCGCAGAGCTTGGAGGCTCCATAGAGATTGAGCGGTGACACAGCCTTGTCTGTTGACAGGGCGATGACTCGCTTGACTCCGGCGGCCATGGCGGCACGACAAACATTTTCTGCCCCTTGCACATTCGTCATGACTGCTTCGAAAGGATTGTACTCGCAGGTCGGAACGATCTTCATAGCTGCGGCATGGAAAACCCTGTCCACGCCGTACATGGCCATTGTCAGTCGTTGTTCGTCGCGGATATCTCCGATGAAGAACCGCATACGTGGCGAGTCATAAAGGCGAGCCATCTGATCCTGCAGATGCTCGCTGCGTGAGTAAATTATTATTTTTTCTGGTTCAAGGGGTAGAACATGCTTGACGAAGGCGTGACCAAACGAGCCAGTTCCCCCGGTTACCATTACAGTCAAGCCTTTTAAGCCTTTTACGTCTACGTCCTTCACCTCACCGCCTCGCCCTCTATAGGCTTTCCATAAAGCTCAACACCTGACTTGATGGCCTCAAGTGCGCCATCCCAAGCCTTCAAAATGTGTTGCAATTGTGGCGGTTTGTGGGCGTAGCAGAAGTTCATGCTGCCAGCGATCAGCACGCCTCTTCTTGCCATTTCCTGAATGAACAGGGACTGGATGTGTTTGCTGCCGAACCCGATGCGCGGGAGCGCGCTGTGGCCGTGAACATAGATCAGGTGCATGACATCATGCTTGGCGCGAAGCCTGTTGACCTCGAACCATATCTGAAGTCCGATATCGTCAAGATATTGCGGGACGTTCTCGCGCTCCAGCTTGCTGATCGTGGCAATCGCAGCGGCAATTGACAGGGCCTCTCCGAAGAAGGTGCCGGAGTAGGAGATTTCCGTCATCCTCTTCATGTATTTTTCCTTGCCGACCAAGGCCGAGATCGGCATGCCGTTGGCCATGGATTTGCCGAAGGTACTGAGGTCAGGGATGACGCTATGGACTTTCTGCAAACCTCCGAGTCCGAACCTGAAACCCGAAATTATCTCATCAAAAATCAGGATGAAGCCTTTTTCATCGGCATAATTTCGCCAATTTTGAAGTTCTGCCTTGTCACAAAATTCAGGTTCGATGATGGCAGCGGCCCACTCATGGGCGTGACTGTCTATGGAAATGCTAGTCAGATCGCGAACGGCTTTTGGAACACCATTGTTGCGAATGGGATCGTTGGCGATGCTCCAGTCATGCCAGCCGTGGTAGCCCTTGACATAAATCTTATCGCGCCCGGTGATATGCCGCGCCAATCTGACGGCAGCCGAGGTTACATCAGAGCCGTTCTTGCCAAATCTCACCATTTCCGCAGATGGAATCAGCCTGTTCAGCAATCTGGAAAGGATCAATTCCTGCGGGGTGGCCAGCGAGAATGAAATTCCCTTGTTTAGCTGTGCCCTGATAGCAGCATCAACGTCAGGATCACGATAGCCAAGAATGTTAGGTAGAAGAGCCCCAACGAGATCGACATAATCGTTTCCGTCAACGTCGAAAGCGTATCCTCCATCGCCGTGAGAAAGGAAGAGAGGCGACGATCCAGCCGGGAAAGCCAGTTTTGATTTGGAGTAGGTTTGCGCGCCAAGGGGTATGGTGCGCTCGGCGGCCTCAAGCCAGTTGTTGGAATCTTCGTAAGATCGAGGCGTTTTAATGATTTCATGGGTCAAAGCCTCGTAGAAGCGCTCGTTTCGCTCATATTTGGCGTTGATCTTTCGTAGCTCGGGCTCTTTGTCCAGTACAGCGAGAATATCCAGATAGGAAGGAATGGAACTGGAGTTTGGCATTCGCCGGATCACCTGCCGGATGAATTCCAAATCCTCCGGACTGTCGAGAACCCATCTTTCCCGGTGAAGATCAGGGAGCGGACAGGTCAGGTTGACGCAATGGAAATGGTGGCTTCTGCGCACGATCCAGCGGGTCACGGTATCCCGGTCTGTGGGCCGCGTTGCTTCCTCGTGGGCCGCACGCAGGGCTCTCAGCGTCATGACTTCCACGTCCAGCCCATCCGGATAAGAAGGCGGATTGGTGTTGGTGGCATAGTCGGCATTGGTCATTTCGCGGAGCTTGATCACCTCATCGATCACGCGGGGGTCCAGAAACGGACAGTCCCCGGTCAATCGGACCAGAATATCGCCGCCAAACTGCTGCGCGGCCCCGTAAAACCGGTCCAGAACGTCGGTTTCGCTGCCTCTGAAGCATGAGATGCCCTGTTCGGTACACCATTTGTGGATTTCGTCATCCGCAGGCTTGTCTGAGGTCGCAATAACGACCTTATCGACCAGTTTGGCCTCGGAAGCAGCCCAAAGAACCCAATCCAGCGTGGAAAAGTCGTCCAGTTTCTTCAAAACCTTGCCGGGTAGCCTTGTCGAGCCCATGCGCGCTTGAATTATGGCCGTAACAGAGGGTTTACGCATCCAATCCAGCCTTTTGTCTTGCCGCCATGACTGTTCGGAGCGAGCGGACGCCATCATGGCCGGTTGCCAGCCACTCTTGGTGGCTCTCAAGTCTTACCGAGCTGATAAAATGCCTCAATTCATCGATATAGTTTTCATCGAAGCTGTCCTTGGCAACCATGATTACATGCGGCGGTTCTCCTTTTTTCTTCGAGGACACCAGCCGGGTGATCAGATTTACATAAACCGTGAGTTTTTCGCCCTCGATCCAGAAAAATCTCTGTTCGGGACTGGTGTAGTAGTCGCCTTGGATGAAAACCCGGTCACTTACAGCCGGAAACTTCATGGCGATGAAGGCATCCTTCGAATCGTGGCCAAATTCGTCCATGGGGGCTGTGCATTCGATGACTTCGCCCTCGCCTAGCAGAAAATGGGCAAGGTCGATTTCATGGGACAGCCAGTTCCTGATGACGCCGTCGCGCATGTACGGTGCCTTTGTGGATAGCTGGTTGACCGAAAAGCTGGCGCAGACGATATCGCCAAGCTCTCCGGCCATGATCATCCGCTTGACCTTCTGGACGCAGGCATGGAAACGAAGGTTGAAGCCGGTGGCGACGATCAGGTTGGCTTCGTCGGCAAACAGCAGGATGTTTTTAACGATTTCCGGGTCGTCGTAGCCAATAGGCTTTTCAACAAGGACATGCTTCTTGGCAGCAAGAGAGTCGTGTAAATCCTGCACATGGCATTCCGTGGGCGAGGCCACGATGATGGCATTGGCACAATTGATGACGAAGCCCCTAGTCTCTAGAGTTGAGAATTTTGGTTCATAAACAAATACTTCATGACCTAAGCTCTCGGCATTCTGGTAATGCCGCTGGCCGATTGATCCGTCTCCAAGAATGCCGATTCTCATGTTGGTATTTTCTCCGGCCATCCCAGGGATGTGTCTTTACGCAAAACCCAGACGGACTCTTCCGGAGTGACGCGGGTCTTTTCCAGACATTCATAGGCCGGGTTGACCAGCCATAGTCTGGCGTGATTCATCTTGTAGGAGAACAGTCCCTCTTTGTGCTTATAGGGGACCTTGTGGGGATACTCGGGATCGAAATCATGGATGACGAGCTGGCCGCCTTCGCGTAGCATGGCGTCGGCTTCCATGACGATGCGGGGCAGCAACCTGCGGTCCACCAGATATAGGCAAAAGCCGTAGACGATCAGGTCGGCGCCATGAACCCTCGGGAAATCAGCCGTGCCCAGCATGAATTCGACGCGGGGCCTGCTGTATTTCCTGCGGGCTTCCTCGATTGCATCGTAGGAAGGGTCGATGCCGAGACAATGCGCCTCGGGAAACAGCATATGAAGGTTGTTGACCTGCCATCCGTCGCTGCACCCGAACACGACGATTTCCTTCGGGTCCAGCCTGTGGCGCTGGACAAGGGGGCTGATCTCATCGATCTTCTGCTTGTCCTTGTTGCGATGAAACCATGCATCGCCCTCGCCCCTAAGAAAGGCTTCGGCTTGGGGTGCTTTGTCCATTTGCGTTCCTCAACACGATAAGGAAGTTGGGAGAACAGGCACACTGCTCGCCCAACGTCGGGAGTTGCGATGCTATCTTGTTGATCTCGTTGTCGTAGTCGGGCTCGATGCCCTTATCCAGACACATTTTGGCGTAGATCACGCGTGAGGCCAGATAATAGAGATTGCCGATATTCTCGCCGTATTCGGGGATGAATATGCTCTGGCCCTGTGCGATGAAGTGCTTGTATTTATCGTCAGGGATATAGAAATTGTGCCAGCGTTCTTTGATTTCGTGAAGACCAACCGACCTGCGGATATCGTTGAGATTGGCTAACCCGCCCTTGAAATTTTCCACGAGGATCAGACGCCCATCGGGTTTGAGCATCTTTCTCATTTCAAGGATGGCGGTCTTCTGTTCTTCCCAGTTAGCCAGATTGATAAGACAACGCGTACTAAGTACCAAATCATAATGACGCGGCACAAGAAACCGGTTGCGCGAAAGAGATAGAACGTCGCCCTCGTAGAATTCAATATTGGCCGCACCGACCAATTCCTTCGCCTGTTCGATCATCTTTGGCGAAAAATCAACCCCCACAATATCGGCATCAGGAAATTTCTCATGGATTTGAGCCGTGGTGAAGCCGTTCCCGCAGCCAACGTCAAGGATGGTTTCATGGGGAAGCAGGTCGATGACGCGAAGAATGGACGCAATCTCAAGCTTGCGGTAGTGCTGATCTGGATTGGTGGCCTTGTCGGAATGACCGTACTGTTCCGCCTGATCTTCCCAGAAGCCCAAAATGTCATTCTGGGCTTTGGGGTTCTTTTTGGCCTGATCTGATGGGGACAACCTTGGCTTTGCGGGTTTTGGCATAGACATATAAATCCTGTGGTTTGCTCTTGAGCAGGAAGTGATCCTTGATCACGGCCTCGCGCTTGAATTCAAGCTTGTCGAGTACCCGGATCATGGCTTCGTTGCAGGCCATGGTCCCGGCCTCGATCCTTCGGTATTTCTCGGAGAATAGGTACTCGCAGACAGCGCCATAGGCCTCGCAGGCATAGCCTCTTCCCCAGTAGCGCATGTCGCCAATGATGATGCCGACATTGGCAACCAGATTGTCATGGTCGAGAATGGCCGTTATTGCCCCTATTGGGTAGCCGGTTATCCTGATATCCCAGTACATGTCATCATTGTGGACATAGGCCTCTAGATACCGGTACTGGCTCTCCCGTGTATGGGTCCGGTGCCGCTGCTCCGAGTATCTGACAACCATCGGATTGTTCAGCCATTCCACATAATGGGTCATATCCATGCCACGATGGATAATGGGCTCCGCAAGGATCAAGTTGGGTGTCTTGAGGGTGGGAGCATGCATTATTTGTATGATATGAAGGTTTTACGGGGGATGGTGGCCAGAATCTTGGCCAGCTTGCGGGCGTAGCCGATGGCATCCTCTATATCTTCGCCATAGCAGACATTATCGCATATGTACTTAAGTTTTTCGGCGTAATACTTTGCGATGGCCCTTCTTTCTTCCTCGCTTAGGCGGCGGTGCTGGCGCTTTACTCTTCGTCGCTTCAAGGAGTTCCCGGCGGAGTTCGCCGAACTTTTCGCGCGAGATTTCGATTTCATGCTCCACCAGAACATAGAGGGATTTGAGGATGAACCTCAGGTAGGGGGCGTTGGAATCGAAATCGCCAAGCCGTTCCAGCTCGCTGATGACTTTGGCGATTTCGGAATAGACAATCTGCAGGTCGTCGAGGTCCATGGACCCATGGTGGGGACGGAATTTGTCTAAATTAAGGCAACGCGCTATAAACCGGTCATGGACAGGCTTCGAAGCGATATCGCCAAGGATGTGAGCAGGGCCGCCGCCAAGCTTCTTGAAAAGCAGGAAGCCCGGGCCATGGAAGGCCGACTGATGGACTTCGTCCGCTATGTCTGGCCGGTGGTGGAACCGTCCATCCCCATGGTCGAGGGCTGGGCCATCGATGCCATTGCCCACCATCTGGAAGCGGTGACCGCAGGAGAGATAAGAAGACTCCTGATCAACGTCCCTCCTGGCTTTATGAAAAGCCTATTGACGAATGTGTTCTGGCCCGCTTGGGAATGGGGACCAAAAAACCGACCGTGGTATCGCTACGTGTGTGCGTCCTATTCGAACCACCTGACAGAACGCGACAATCTGCGGTGCCGTAATGTGGTCATGAGTGAGCGCTACCAGCGGCTTTGGCGGGGCCGGTTTCGAATCTCCAACGAGCAATTCACAAAGGTCAAGTTCGCCAATGACCAGACCGGATGGAAGCTGGCAACGTCGGTCGGAGGTATCGGCGTTGGCGAACGCGGCGACCGCTTCGTAATCGATGACCCGAACAACACCATGATGATGGAGAGCGAGGCAGTGCGCTGGACCACCAACATGTGGTTCACAGAGGTCGTCCCTGATCGCCTCAATAATCCGAAGGAAAGCGCCATTGTCGTCATTCAGCAGCGTCTTCATGAAGAAGATGTGTCTGGGGTCGCGCTGGAGAATGATCTCGGCTATACGCACCTTTGCGTTCCCATGGAATACGTCCCCAACGGCATGGTCTGCGGATATGACATCAATGGCAAGGTCAAAAACTTCGATACGTGGGACAACGAAATCGCGCAACCGGAAAAGCTCTTCTGGATCGATCCGCGCAGCGAAGACGGCGAACTCGCGTGGCCGGAGCGGTTCGGCAAGCCGGAATGCGAGGAAATCAAGCACGCCAAGAAAGAATACGCGTGGTCGGGCCAATATCAGCAAAGTCCTGAAATCCGGGGTGGCTCAATCATTCGCCGGGAGTATTGGCAGACTTGGGATGCGCCTAAGTTCCCAGAAAATATCGAATACATCCTTGCTTCTCTGGATACGGCCTATACCGAAAAGCAGGAGAACGATGCCTCTGCGCTGACGATCTGGGGCATGTTCAGGGAACAGATTCACATCGATCCCAGATATTCCGACGCCCACATAAAGCTGGTAGCCAACCCGAAGTTCGTATTATTGCATGCATGGAACGTCAGGCTGGAAATGCATGCGCTTGTCACCAAGGTCATCCAGTCTTGCATGGGCGATGTCTCGACCGGCCGCCCGCCGGTTGACAGGCTCTTGATAGAAAGCAAGGCTACCGGCATATCGGTCAGTCAGGAAATCAGGCGACTGATCGGCTTCAACGGGACTTTTGGCATTGAACTGATCAATTCCAACAAGATGCAGGGCGACAAGGTGGCAAGGGCGCATTCCATCATTCACATGTTCGCGGATGGCATGATCTACACCCCAAAAGGCATGGAATGGTGCGATCAGGTCATCAACCAGTGCGCCATCTTCCCCAAGGGCAGCCATGACGACCTCGTTGACAGCGTCACCATGGCGCTCCGCTACCTCCGGGACCATGGTTTTGGCCTGACCCGGGACGAAGCGAGGTTTGAGATTGAGGAAGAGTACCGCTATAAGAGGCGGCTACCAGCACTCTATCCATGTTAGGGTGAATGATGGCCAGCAGGCTGGACCCCATCCTTCGCAACGATCCTACGAGGGTTAATCCCTTCACGATGCCGTCCACGATTGATCTGGGCAACAGCACCGCGCTGGGCACCACGATCAAGAACGGCGTCGGGCATAGCGAGAACCCGGACGGCTCGCTGACTCTGGACTTTGCGCCAAGGACGAACGGGCAAAGCAAGGCGAAATGGTTCGGCAATCTTGCCGAAGACATCGATGAGGGCGAACTGGCGCGCATTGCCGGTGAACTGCTTGAGGGCATCCAGAATGACGATGATTCCCGCAGGGACTGGCTGGAAACCCGTTCACGGGGTATCTCACTGTTGGGGCTCAAGCTCCATGAGCCGACTGGCGAAGTCACAAGTGAAGGTGTCTCTAAGGTACAGCACCCCCTATTGCTTGAAGCCGTGCTCAGATTTCAGGCCAATGCCAGAGGTGAACTATTACCGGCGGCGGGGCCACTTAAGATACGCAATGACAGTCCGGTGGCCCCGAGAGAGCTAACCCAGCCGCCAGTCCCACCCCCTCCACCTCCGCCTCCGCCACAATTAGGACAAGGTCCCGTGCCACAAGGACTCGGTGGCCCACCAACGTCCCCCATGATGCCCCCCGGTGGACCACCGGTTGGGGGAGGAAATCAGCCCCCTCCCCCGCCACCGCCCGGAAGACCGCTACCCCCGGTCTCTCCGGGCGGCATGCCTGCCGGTATGCCGCCACAGGGTATGCCCGGTCCCCAGCCCGGAGCGCCGCCCCAGCCACCGCCTCCGCCACCTACAGGCTTGATGGCTCCGCCGAAGCCCGTCATTCCCGGCGCAATGACGAACCAGACCGAGGAAGCGGCGGAAGCGCTGGAAATCTCGCTGAACCACTGGCTGACCGCCGTCGCAACCGAGTATTACCCGGATACCGACCGGATGCTGTTCTGGATCGGGGCTGGCGGTCAGGGCGTCAAGAAGGTCTTCAACTGTCCCATCAAGCGGCGGCCGGTTTCGCAGAGCATCGACGCCGAAGACCTGATCGTCTCCAATGCCGAGAACTGCCTTGAGGATTGCGGGCGCATCACGCACCGGATCAAGATGCGGTCTTCCGCCCTGAAAAGGATGCAACTGGTTGGTGCCTACCGCGAACTGGACCTGTCGCCCACCCAGTACCCTACCGAGGATGCGGTCACCGAGCGCAAGCGCGAGATCGACGGCATTACCAAGATGGTCAAGCGCCCACAGGATGCCGATCATGAAATCTACGAATGCTACTGTGAACTTGATATTGCCGGTTTTGAGCACAAATCCCGAAGCGGCAAGATCACTGGCCTGCAACTGCCATACGTCGTCACGATCCACAAGGAAAGTCGAAGTGTTCTCGCTCTACGCCGCAACTGGGACGAGGACGATAAGATGTGTATGGCGCGGGAATATTTCGTTGATTTCCCATTTATCAGGGCCTTGGGATTCTACGGCGTTGGACTGATCCATATTCTCGGCAACATCACGACCGCGCTCACCGCCGCACTTCGCGAACAGCTCGATGCCGGAATGTTCGCCTCGTTCCCGGGGTTTATCTACAAGAAGGAATACGGGCGGCAACTGACCAATCAGTTCCGCGTGCCGCCGGGCTCGGGTGTTGCGCTGGACACCGGCAATCTTCCCATCCAGCAGGCCGTCATGCCAATCCCCTACAAGGACCCCGGCGCGGCCTTTGTGCAATTGACACAAAATCTGGAGCAATTGGGCACCCGGGTCGGTGGCTCCGCACAGATCGAGATTGGCGAAGGCAAGGCAGAGACCCCGGTTGGCACCACGCTGGCCATAATTGAGCAATCCACCAAGGTCATGGATGCCGTCCATAAAAGGCTGCATGCGGCACAGGCCAAGGAATTCAAGCTTCTGAAGCAGCGCTTCCTTGAAGACCCTGATAGTTTCTGGCGCCACGACCACAAGCTCCAGCAGGTTCCACCTTGGCAGAAAGTCCAGTTTCTCGCGGCGCTGAAGGATGCAAATCTTGTCCCGGTAGCCGATCCCAACAACCCGACATCGCTGCATCGGATCGCCAAGGCCGTCGTCATCAAGACCCTGCAGCAGAGTGCGCCTGACCTCTATGACCCCATCGCGGTGGACACGCGGATCATGCGGATCACCGGCATCGATCCCGAGGGCCTGTTCCGGCAGACCCCGGCACCGCCGCCCCCCAACCCGTCGCTGATCGCAGCCCAAGCCAAGCAGAAAGCCAACGAACAGCAGCAGCAATCCCAGATCATGCAGGCCATGCTGAAGCTGAAGCTGCAACAGGCGAGTTCTGCCGACAAGGCGGCCGACCGCGAGTCAAGGGAGCGCGAGTCGCAGATGAAGATCATGCTGGAGCGCTTGCGTATTCAGGAAGAGAACATCATTCATGGCAAGGAGGTAGAGGCTGGTGTCCACCAGAAGGCCATGGATATGTTGCTGGATCACCACCGGGATAATGCGCAAGCCCAGCAGGAAATGGACCTAGAACGCCAGAAGCATGAGCTTAACATCCAGAGGGAACAGGAAAAGCAGCAGGCAGATCAGGCGTTCAAGACCGGCGGCATGGTGATGGATATGCATCACAAGATGATGGAGCGTCAGGCCGATCATGCCATGGAGCGCGACAAGCACGAACAGTCCATGGAGCTGGAGCGCGAGAAGCACGCCCACGCCATAGGGTTGGAGAAAGAGAAGCAGGAAGCCGAACTGGAGCATCAGAAGAAACAGTCCCACATTGAGCTAAAGCACAAGCGCAACATGGACCGGCAGGACCGCGTCACCAAACGACAGGAAATCCAGTCCAAGGAGCGGATCGCCAAGATCGGGGCGGATGCCCAGATCAGGGTTGCCAAGATGAAGCCGAAGCCGAAGCCGGGAGGGGCCAAATGACCAGCGCCACCCCCAACCTGACGGTGCTTGCCGGATTTTTGCCACAATTCAAGATTGGGGCTACAGTGAGGCTGAAATCGGGGAGCCCCGAATTGACGGTGACTTCGGTCGAGAACAATTATGCCGAGGTTCACTGGTTCGAAGGCGACAACGCCAGACAGAAAATATTACCCGTAGCCGCATTGATATTGTCGAGGAAACACGATGGCTAATCCCTACGCTTCCCAATGTCATACATCAGCCAGAGGCAAGATGGGCAACATCACCGGCTCGCCCAAGAACTTCGAAAGTGCCGCCGACAAGGCAGGTAGGATCGCCATGTCGCGCACCGATGGGACGGCGGCATTGCCGCACAAGAGATCGTTTCAGGAGGGCGGCGAGGTCGAGGCCAAAGGGCCGACACCAATTCTGCCGAACCCGTTCAGCGAACTTGGCGGTGGTGGTAAAGGCGGCCGCAAACCAAAGCCTAGGCCACCTACACCGTTACCGGCAAATGAGTTGAGGCGCGGTGGCAGGGCACATCGCGACGATGGCGGCGAGGTTGAGGCTAGGGGACAGGGGCCGACACCAATTCTGCCTAATCCATTCAGCGAGCTTGGTGGCGGCGGCAAGGGAGGTCGCAAGCCAAAGCCGAGACCGCCCACGCCCTTGCCGCCAAACGAGTTGAAGCGCGGTGGCCATTCTGACGAAAAGGCGGATCGAAAGCTGTTCAACAAGATGTTCAGGGAAAAGAGAGGCAAGTAGCATGGCCAACCCCTTCAGCAAGGCTGCCCATAAGAGTCGTGAATCCAAGGCCAAGGCGATGGGCAAGGAGAACAATCTGGTCATCCCCGTGATGCGCGCGGTTGGCGAGAACCGCAAGGGCGGTATCAGCGAAAGCTCCGCCAGCATGCAGCACAGGGATCAGGCTGCAGCGCCCGGCTTCAAGCGTGGCGGTGGCGTTGACAAGCCGGTCGAGCTTGGCATGAAGCTTACGGCTGGTTCTCGGAGCGGCCTTGGCCGCCTTCAGAAGGTGAGAGCCGCAGCGGCGAACAGGTAATGGACCGGTATGAGGCCATCCTTACTGAAAAGATCAAGGTCATGTATGACATGGTGGCCCAAGCCATGGTCCATACCGGGGTCGATAGCTTCGAGGAATACAAATACAATCTGGGCTATCTGCAGGCCCTGAACCGCGTACTGGCCGAAATGGAAACCATTGCAGAGGAAATGAGAAGATAATGTCGGTTGTTTCTGCCCCGAAAACCCAATCCCTGTCGCTGGCCAAGGACCCCAAGCAAGCCCTGTTCGAGGCCGTTGGCGATCTCAGCGATGTCGATGTCTTCCATAATCAGATATTGCTTGCGCTTTACATACGCCCTGAAGTCACCAAGGGCGGCATCATCCGGCCCGGCCAGAATGTCGTGGAAGACGAATATCAGGGCAAGGTTGGGCTTGTTGTAAAGATCGGCCCTACAGCCTTTGTATCGTCTGACACTACAGACTTCATGGGACAAAAGGTTGAGATTGGCGACTGGCTAATCTATCGGGTAGGGGATGGCTGGCCGATCATGGTCAATGGCACGGCCTGCCGTGTCCTGACCGACCGCAGCGTCAAGATGCGAACCAAAACCCCGGAGACCATATTCTGATGCCCCGCATGCGCCCAGTCAGAACCAAGGAAGAAGCCGCCAATGTCCCCAAGGACAAGCCACTCACGGTCGAATTTCCACCTGAGGGAGAAGTTGACATTGGCGAAAATCCCTTCGAAGAGAACGAAACCAAGGTCAAGAAGGCCGAATCTAAGCCTGATGGAAGTGCTGGAGCAGCGCCTGCAGAGCCTGAGGAACCAGAAGAGGACGTAGGCGATCTCAAGCGCCAGCTTGAAGATATGCGCAAAGCGCAGGGCGAAAGCGACAAGCGCCTGCAACTGGAAATCCGCGCACGTCAGGAAGCCGAGCATGCGAGGGCACAGCGCGAGCAGGAAAGCTACAGCTATCGGATTACGGCGGAAGACGCCCAGTACGACTCGATCCTCAACGCCATCCAAGCGGCGCAGGCCGACGCCGAACGCGCCCAGTATGAGATTGCTGCGTTTAGCGAGGCTGGCGACCACAAGGCCGTTGCTGAATCAAATCGCAGGCTGGCCCGCGCTGAAAGCCGTCTTGCGCAGCTTGAGGATGGCAAGGCGGCCATCGAAGACCAGAAAAGCCGCGAAGCGGCCAGATACAAGGCCGCCCAGCAGCAACCGCAGCAACAGCAGGCCCCGCAAAGGCAGCTATCGGTCGAAGAGTACATCGACCAGATTCCCAACCTTCTGCAAAGCCAGAAGGATTGGCTGAAATCCCACCCTGAAACAATGACTGATAACCGCCTCAACATGCGTTTGCAAGCCGCCCATTTCGAGACCGAGGAACTGAAGTACCGGCCGGGCTCCAAGCAATATTTCAAACACATGGACGAACGTCTGGGCTATGCTGGATTGGAGGAAGAGGAAGAGGACATGACCAAGACCCCTGTCGCAGCCCCGCCATCAAAGACTGCTACCAGTCCTTCCACTGGCAGGCCGACTTCCTCCAAGATCACGCTGACGCCTGAACAGCGTGAAATGGCCGCATTGTCAGGCATCGATGAAGTGACCTATGCCAAGCAACTCGTTCGCATGCAGCAAGCCAAGCGTGATGGCTTAATCAACTGAAAAGGAAGGTGTAATATGGCAGCAGTACCAGTAATTCTTAACGGCGTGTTTTATCCGAAAGGCAAGAGCGCGGGCGATCAGCCCATGGCTGGCGTCATGATGGGCTTTTTGAGCATCGCCGGGCTGAGTGTCGGCGGCGGCCCGATTATTCCCCCGGAAATCCTCCCTCCGAACCCTGATGATCCACACCCGGCGCATCCAATCGTGCTCCCGCCGGACCTGCCACCGATAGTCGACCCGCCACCGACCAACCCTGCACCTAACGCCGTCGTCGTTCTCAAGGCGGCTCCGGAGACCGGCGGTTGGGGTTTGGCAGCAGACCCGGGGACTCAAAAAATCCAATGGTTCTTTGCTCCTGCGCAGGGCGGGATTGGACCAAAGAAATAGGTAGGGCACCCCCCCCTACCAATAACAGATATGGAGACCCAAAATGGGAAGACCGCCCAAGCCATCAACGACTGACGATCCCTTCGATGCGGAAAAGGCCGAGCCCAAGAAGGCGAGTCCGGTTTCGGTCGAAGAGTTTGCCAAGATACTGGATTCCGAGGAAGAGGGCGGCTTCCTCGATATCCCCCGCAATCTGTGGCCGCCCGGCATGCGCTATGAATGGAAGACCCTGTCGGTATTCGGCCAGCAGCAATCCCGGCGTTTTGGGCGGTTTCAGTCCAAAGGCTGGGAGCCCGTCCCGGCCTCGCGCCATCCCGGGCTGTTTCATCCGGTGGGACACGAGGGCTATATCGAGTACGACGGCTTGGTGCTTTGTGAGCGTCCCGAAGAAATGTGCCAGATGGTCGAAGAGCGCGAACACCAGAAAGCCACCGGACAGGTCAGGGGCAAGGAAGCGCAGTTGTTTGGTGGCGATGTCGATGGCATTGGCTTTGACACCAAGCACAGGAGCGCCCGCCGGGTATCGGGTGTCAAGAAATCCTATGAGCCCTTCGTCGTTCCAAGGGACGACGAGTAATTTGACTTTATCGGGTTCCTGACATAACAATGCCACAATTCTAGGTCCGCGCTGGACCGTTTCCCTTCCATCACGCGCTGTGGTGGCTTCAACCGACGCAACAATTGCGTCAGCTAGGAGCTACCATGGCAAATATAGCAGCAGCATATGGCTTTCGGCAGTGGCGGCGGCTCGATGGGTCACCCGCAACCGGCGGCATGGAAACCCTGACCATCGCGTCCAGCGACACCAATCTTTATTTCACTGGGGACCCCGTCGCGACTTCGACAGTCGGTCCCTACGTCACGGTGCCAACCACCGGGCAGGTGCAGATCAGAGGCATCTTCCTTGGCTGCGAATATTATTCCCCGAGCGTGGCCCGCAAGGTCTGGTCACCCTACTTCCCCGGCTCCGTGCAGACTTCGTCCGGCACCAACGACGCGCAGGCATGGGTTGTCACCGACCCCGACATGCTGTGGACGGTGCAGGGCGGCATCGGCGGCAACAATATTGCGATTTCATCTACCAATATCGGTATGAACTATGGCTGGAGCAGCGGAACGTCCTCGCAGGGCAATACGCTGACCGGCATCTCCGCCGTGACCTTGCTGTCAACCTCAGCGGCGGTGACCAACACCCTGCCGTTCCGCCTTGCGGACATGTATTCCAACTGGGCGCCGCCCGGGGTCAACGGCACCGACAATACCAGCGCCGGTAACATTGTGATTGTTGGACCCAACAACTGGGATCGCAAGAATACAACTGGCATCTAAGGAGTAATCTAAATGCCCGTCGCATTAGCACAAATCAGAGACCTGTTGCTGCCCGGGCTTTGGGGCGTCAGCGGCAAGTACCAGCAGATCGAACGCCAGTGGCAAAAGCTGTTCCGGACCACTGATTCGAAGATGGCGTTAGAGCGCCGGGCATCGATGCGGTATCTGGGCCTTGCCCAACTGAAGCAGGAAGGCGGTGTTACTGCCTTCGACAATGCGTCCGGTCAGAGATATGTCTATAACCAAGAACACAACGAAATCGGCCTTGGCTATGCCATTACCAGAAAAGCCATAGACGACAATTTGTACAAGGCTGAATTTGGCCCATCCAACGATGGCCTGATGGCTTCCTTCCAGCAGACGGAAGAAATCTACGGGGCCAATGTCTTCAACACGGGAACGACCTTCAACACCGCAGTCGGTGGCGACGGGCAGGCCCTGTTTTCGTCAGTCCACCCGATTGACGGCACCACCATCGGCAACCGTCCGACCGCCGATCAGGACTTGAACGAGACCTCGCTCCTGAATGCCGCGATCCTTGTTCGTTCAAATTGGCGCGATAATGCGGGCCTAAAAATCTATGCCCGTGGCCGCAAGATCGTGATTCCCACACAGCTAGAGCCCATTGCGCTCCGTCTTTTCAGGTCGGAACTCAGGCCGGGAACCGCAGACAACGATGTCAACGCGATCCTCGGCATGAATGAAAGCCTCAAGGAAGGCTTCATCGTCAACGACTTCCTGACCAGCCAGTACGCATGGTTCATGCTGACCAATGTGGACGGGCTGATCTTCATGGACCGCATCCCCTTTGAAATGGACATGTCGGTGGAATTCACCACGGACAATCTTCTGGTCAAAGGCTACCAGCGTTACAGCTTCGGCTACTATGACTGGCGTGCGGCCTTTGCTAATGTCCCGACAGGTTAAGGGAGACACAAATGGCAAAGCAAAAGTTCAAGCGTGGTGGGCGCTCTGGTGACCACGGCGGCCCGGGTAAAAGTCAAGCCGAAATGGGGCACCGCACGGCCTATAATGCCGAAGACAGCAAGGTCATGCATGCCGCCAAGAAGGAAGAGGACAGCTTCAGGAAGGGCGGCAAGGTCATGGGCAAGAAGTCCAAGGCCCGGATGGACAAGTACGCAAGAGGCGGCCGGGCTGGCGGCTCGCCGTTTTCGTCGGCAAAGATCAAGGAAAATACGGCGAGTCATAAATGACGATCATATCGCCTCCGTTCAACGTCATCAGGGTGCCGCTTAATCTCGGTATCAGTAGCAGCCTTGCGAAGCATAACGAGCATATGTCTACCTATCCTGTGCAGGGTTTTAGTACGCTATTGAGCAGCATCAATCAGGTTGACGCATATACATGGCTGGTCAAGCAGAATAAGGAACGCTGAGATGTCCATTTCCACTACTCTTTCTTCAGTTGGCGTCTCCCCTGCCTTGCCTTGCGCAGGTTACGCCAGAACCACCATGGCCCAGTTAAGCTTCACTGGGGCAGCAGCAGGTGCCGATGTGACGATTCAGGGTACCTTGGACAACATCGCTCTTAGTGCCACGCCAGCATGGACCAACATCTCGACCACGCACTATTCGACGGCGGTGGCCATTGATGGCGTGATGGTAACCCTGCTGACGCCGGTTGCGGGCCTGAGGCTATCGTCTACTGCCGGGACCTACACGGCTGGCAGCTCCTTCGTCACCCTGAAGATGCTCCAGCAGTCCATCACTGTGGGGTAAAGGTGGCCAAAAATTGGATCAAGGGCGCGATCAAGCATCCCGGGGCTCTGCATAGTCAATTGGGTGTTCCGCAGGGCCAGAAGATACCTGCCTCGAAACTCGCAAGGGCAAGCCATTCGTCCAATCCAACGCTCCGGAAGCGAGCCAATCTGGCCAAGACGCTGAAAGGCTTCCACCATAAATAGGAGGCCCTATTGGCTGGCGCTGGCCTTATCTACTACACAACGACAGTCGGTCCATCGAGCACCTATAATTCCTCGCTGGGCGGAGCTACGCCCAGTGCCGGTGGCGACTACTGGGCCAGCTCAGTCTATTTTCCGGATGTTATGCGCAACCCCTTCAACGTGTCGGTTGGTACGATCATTGCGTCCACGGCGACAAGCCCGACCTTCAATGTCGAGTACAGCTTCGATGATTATACCTTGCCGACATGGGTATCGAGCGCTGCGACGTGGTTCGTCCTGTCAGGCATTTCGTCGGCTGCCGCCAACGCGACCGGGAACATTGCATATCCGGTGAGGGCCATTAGACTGAATGTTACGGCAGGATCGTCCCAGCAGACGGTCAGAATGTGTCTCATTCAGGCTGCGGGTGATTGATCATGAGTGTTGGTGGCGCAGGCATATCTGGCGGCGGGGCAGCCCCCCAGATTGATGCAAATGCCCTGATGGAACTACTGACCTCCAAAGGTGGAGCACAGGCCCAGATTGCCGAGTACCAGACGGCCAAGCAGGCTTATGAGAAAGCCTATGCCGATCTCCAGCTTGGCCGGTCTGCCCGCGATGTTCTTGACAATATCGAGGCCACCAAGGCCGACGCCAAGAAAAAGATCGAGGCTGAACGCGCTGCATTCCAGAAGGAAATGGAGTCTGAAAAGCGCTTACACCAGAACTATCTGGATAGTACAAAGGAAGACATCCAGAACAAGTTAAAGGAAGCCCAGAGCAGGGTCGATCAGGGCAACAGGATGGTGGCCGAACAGGCGGCCCTGAACAAGGCGGTGGTCGATGCCAAGCACGAAGCTGAAGCCGACATGGCCAAGGCACAGCTTGAAGTCCGCAAGGCCAAGTCCACTGCGGGCAAGGCTGAAGACACCATCAGGGAATACACAGACCTGAAATCGAAACTTGACGCCGCTATCAAGGCGATAAAGAGCGCGGCGGCCAGCATCTAGGAGCCCTAGATGGCAATAGGCGGCGGCGGCGTATCTACCATCTTCTACAATCCCCCTATCGTGCCGGGCGATCTGGCCGCTTGGTTCGACTCCGGCGTCCTGATGGATGGCGGGGCCGGTGGTGGCGGCACCATCACCTACATTCAGGACACCGCACCGACCGGTGTCCCTGCGGGAACGCTGTGGTGGAACAGCAATAACGGCCAGCTTTATATCTATTACAATTTTGCCGGGACCTCGCAGTGGGTCTCCGTTTCCAATGACGGAGGTGGCGATGGCGTGGGAGTGGTCACGTCGCAGCTTCCGGCCGCTGGCTATGTTGGCAGGCGAGCTTTCGTAACGGATGCGACGGCTACCACCTTTGCATCAATCGTGGCCGGTGGCGGCAGCAACGGCGTCCCAGTATACGACGACGGCAACAACTGGAGGATTGGCTGATGTCTCTGCCATTTCCTTCATCGCCGACCCTCGGTCAGTTATGGCCTTATCCTCCGGTAGTTGGGATACCGGTATGGACGTGGGATGGAAGGGAATGGACGATAGGACCGCTGGTTTCGGCCGTGGGTCCGACATATGCTCCGACCTACCACATTTATGGATTCTGACGAATGGCCGACCCTATTGTCCATATAACTAGTGGTATTCCCGATGCGGGCACGGGCAATATCACCACGCTCGGCCTGACCATCCCGCCTGCTGGGACCGCGACGGGCCTGATACAGGGCGGTCCAATGTGTCAGGCGGCGGTGTTGGCCGCCGCACCGACCTATACGACGACAACGACCAATCCGCTGACGATGAACCTAAACGGGGCCTTGCGCGTCGATGGCTCCGGGGTGACCCAGCCGGTTAGCGGAACCGTCAGTGTTTCCGGCACCACCACAGTCTCCGGCACGGTGGCCGCAACACAATCCGGCACATGGACGGTTCAGCCGGGCAATACCGCCAACACGACAGCTTGGCTGGTTACAGGCACTGGCGGCACCTTCCCGATTACAGCCGCCTCGCTGCCGCTGCCAACTGGCGCTGCCACGTCTGCCAACCAGACCAATGGCACCCAACAGGTCCAGATCACCGATGGCACCCGCCTTGGCACGATAAAGGCTGCCAGCACGGCTGCGGTTGCTACCGACACCGCTCTGGTTGTCGCCATCAGCCCCAACAATACGGTGGGCGTGTCAGGCACGGTCGGCATATCAGGCACGGTATCGGCAACACAGTCAGGCACTTGGACGGTCCAGCCGGGAAATACAGCCAATACAACGGCTTGGCTGGTCACCGGTACGGGCGGCACATTCCCCGCCACACAGTCCGGAACGTGGACAGTCCAGCCCGGCAACACCGCCAACACAGTCCCTTGGCTGACGACCATCAACCAAGGCGGCAACAGCGCCACGGTGACCGGTGCCAACGCCCTGAAGGTGGATGGCTCTGCCGTCACCCAGCCAGTTTCCGGCACGGTCACGGCGGCACAGCCTACCGCTGCCAACCTCAATGCTACCGTTATCGGGACCGGCACCTTTGCTGTGCAGGCCTCCCAGTCCGGCAACTGGACTACGCGCATAGTCGGTAATACCGGTGGTATTCTGGACACGACTTCCACCCTGAATTCCGTCTCCCCGGGCAACATGCTGATCACCGGGGGTACGTTTAATTCTACGCCCAGCGCGATTGCTACCGGCAATGCTTCGCCACTCCAGCTTGACAAGCAGGGCAAACTGCTTGCGGTCGGAGCTGTCAGGACAACAAAGGGCGTTCAGAAGACCTCGATCACCACGGTATCCGAAACCACGGTTATCACTGCCGGGGCCGCTGGCGTTTTCAACGATGTTTACGCCTTCATCATCACCAACAAGTCTGCGACTCCAGTCTTTGTGGACTTCAGGGACTCCACTGCCGGGAGCGTCAAGTTGACTCTTGCGGCCCCCGCAAGCGATACTCGCGGCTTCACCGTCCCCGTGGACAGCGCAATGGTTCAGGGGGCGGCGGCAAACAACTGGACCGCCACGGTATCGACCGGTGTGACAAGCATAGAAATCACAGCGCTCTATGTGAGCAACATCTAGAGGTAACCACATGCCAAAACAAATGGGCGAGTTGATCGTGGACCACCGGGCCTCGCCGGGATTGCCGGAAGATGTCGCGCGGGCAGCGGGCTACGATCCAGCGCAATGCGGCGAGGGCAAGATATTTGTGCAGGACACTCTGCACTGTTCACACTGTAACTGCATCGTGGTGAAGAACAACGCCCGAACCCGCGAGCGCGCGCTCTGCATGGAATGCGACAACCGGACCGGGCACTACATCTGCGATGGCTGTGACTTCATCCGCAGACAGCCCGGCTATGTCCATACCCCGTTCCGGAAGTATATTGACGACTACCTGCACGTCGCCGGAAATCCGTGCCTCACTGGTGTTCTTCCCCCGAAACTGCCTCACGAACTATAAGGAGCCGTAAATGTCTAAGCGAATCTTCCAAGTCAACTCGTTCACTCCTACTGCGCAGGCGGACGGCGTGCTTGGCGCCGGTACCTATGCTGCACTCAAGCCTGGTTCTGCGACCGATATCCTGAAAATAGGCAAAATGTTGTTGCAGGGGCAGGCCAGCACGTCGGCTGTCACCGCAACCATGCTGGCGCGGTCCTCAACTCTTGGCGTTGCGCCAAGCGCGCTGGCCCTACCCAACACGGACGGTCCGGCCAACATTGCAGCTATTACCGTGACTACCGCGCCAGTGGCGTATACGGCTACGGCCACTACCAATCCGAACCGCTCACCAGCCGCCACGATTGCGCGCCTCAATCTGTCATTCAACGCTTTTGGCGGGATTGTCCAATGGCAAACCAATCCCGGCAGCGAAGAGGAATGGGTAGCGGTCGGCAACGCGACGACCTCCAACTCGGAAACCGTGCTGTCGTCGGCAGCAGCGCCTACCGGCGCCGGCCTGATCGGAGCGGATTGGTTCTATGAAGTGCTATAGCTCGGTTATAGCGGCGCTCCTGCTATGGTCTGGTAGTGCGCTGGCGCAAACCTGCACGCAAGTGCAATCCACACCTCCGATCTTTTCGGGGCCGGTGTTTACAGGGACTTGCGTTTCTCCGGTAACGCCGCCGCCTATGCCAACGGCTACGCTCTCGGCCAACCCGACGACGATCAATAGCGGCCAGAGTTCTACGCTAACCTGGGCATCCACCAATGCAACGTCATGCCTTGCCGGAGGCGGGTGGTCCGGAACGCAGGCAACGAGCGGCAGCGCAACGGTCATGCCAACCGCGACCACGGGTTACACGCTTAGCTGTAGCGGGGCGGGCGGAATCTCACCTGTTGCTAGCGCAACGGTGACCGTTTCGACAACGCCGCCTGTCAATGCCTGCAACATGCAGCTCGGCGGTCCCGCGATCTTCTGTGACACCTTTGATGCACCGGCAGGTACCGGCAACCGCTCGGGCCAGCTCAATGGCACCATCTGGGGCAATTCCCGCTGGACGGGCGATATGAATTTTGGTTCTGCCTTCGCTGTGCCGTGGGTCAAGGCGACTCTTGATGGATGCAGCGGACCACTGCCAGTTCAGCCAGAGAACGACATCATCATCTGCAACGGCCAGATGCGGGAAGCGACGAACGACAATGCCCAGGGATGCTTTGAATGCGGCACCGTTACCGCCATGACCATCTATCCCAAGCAGC